CGGGTTCCGTTGCGATCCGCCAGCGTCGGCTCAAGGATGTCCGCGTTGGGGATGCTGATTGCAGCGGTGTTACCAGCGCCGCCGCCGGAATGAGTCCAGGCGATAGGCACGAGCGCGGTGCCCTCTGTCAAGGCGTAGAGGTTCTGATCGGCAAGGAGCTTTTCCATCACCTCGATACTGCCCTCGCAGTTGCGACCGGTCACAACGATACGCTGACTGCAGCCCGCATAATCTTGCGGGTCAATCTCGTTGTTTGCAGTGAACTCAAAAGAGCCCATGCAATTACCAACCGAGTTGATTTGCACGGTTGGGGTATTGGCTGCAGTGATAGCAAACGGTACCGCTTGATTTGCGTAAGCAACCGTAGGCAGCGCCAGGGCGGTGGGGGTGGAATAGATGCCAACACCTTCAAACCGAAGGCGGGGAAACTGACTCACGTTTCCGGTGATACCAAAACTGGAGCACCGGAAGCCCGTAACCTGATGGCGGATCCCGCCGCTTGCGCCGTCGCCGGTGTGCCACCGCAACGTCAGCGAAGACGAAACAGAATTGACCAGGGCATAGGTGACGCTGGTGCTGGCAACGATGGTCTCACTGGCGCCAGCAGCAAGCATCAGCGGGCCCCAGGCCGGGGCAGTGCCGGCAGCGCCGGAGCCGGTAAGGTACACCTCCAGCGAAACCGTGACGCGGCGATTCACCAGCTGAGCCCGATCCGCACCCCAATACGGTCGGACGGTTTCAACCGCCACACGTTCGGCCACAAATGGCGCTACGTCAGGATCGCGCAGCACCTCGATGGCCACGTAACCCGTTGCCGGTGCGGTGTTGTACGTCGCCTCGGGCGCCAGGGTCAGAAGGGACTGACGGGTTAGCAGCGTCATGATCAGGAATCAGCGGAGGGGGCGGGATCAGTGATCGGCTCAACCGGTGGCTCAACCTCCGGCGAAACTGCAGCGGGAACATTAGGCAGCCATTCCCGACCATCAGGCGACAGGATGAAACTTGCGTTCTCCTGCGGAAGCGGTGGTAGCTCTTGCGGTGGGGCGGATGCCTTAGCCATCACTGGGTAATGTCTCCGATCATTGTACGTGCCCTCACCAGCCACGCCGTGGACAACACGCCCGGCTGGTTTTCACCCGGCACCGATTCGCATTTAGCGGCCGGTGTGTTACCCATGCTGCGTGGGAATGGTTCGATCCCGCTGGCATGCCCGCCTACGGTCTGGTCTGCCATCAGCAGGCTGTGAACACTGCACCAGATCGGGTCCGCCACCTGCCCCACAGGCCCGCCATCTACGAGGATGTCAACCATCACCCTGATTAGCCAGGTCCCCCGGCATGTGGTGTCAGGATCGAGGGGAGCCTCTTCCCAGTAGACGCACAGGGCTGGCAGCTCAGCACGGGCGAAGGCCTCGGACCTATCACGCCACACCCTGCCGGTAACGCCATCGGCACCGGCGAGGGTGGTCATGATCTGCGAAATGATTCTCTCGTGAACGCTGCTCATGGTTGAGGATCAGGCGAGGGCGCGGGCAGCAGGGCCACGAAGTCATCCCATGGCACCACCAGAACGGTAGCGGCCAACTCCTGCGGGAGGTTGCCGAACACATGGCGCAAGATGCCGTATGGCGGCAAAGCCTCGGTGAGCACGTCCGCGCCGATGCCTTGGTGGATCTCACCATTAATCGTGACCGGCTGTAGACGATGTTGCCATCCTGGCGGTGTGTTCTGATCCTGTGCCGCCATGGCGGCTTCGTAGGTGGGATCAGGCACCAGCAGGGCCCACGCCTTTGGGTCGAACTGCTCAACCGGCGGGAGGCCACCACCTCCAGCGGCGAGGATGTCGGCGAGGGTAACGGTCATGGGATGGCGGCTTGGATGGCGTTAGATAGGGCGGTGATCCTCGCGTCGAGGATGGCGAGGTCCAGGGCGGAGCCGATGGAGTAGAAGGCCAGTCGGCTATTGCTGTAAAAACCGGCGCCGCCTGTATTATTCACCCCTGCAAACACCCTAATCGTATTATTAAACGGAACTTGAGACACCCTGGTAAATGTTGTATTTGCATTATTTAGCCGCAGCTGATAGTCAGCAGAAGAAGCGCGATTGGTTCCTACAAAGTTCGTAGCAGATGCTGCAGCCGCTATAGAGTCGGCGGTTCCGTTCCTGTTGCGAACGTAAAAAAAGCCTGCCGATATTCCTACTCCTAAGTTATTTGTTCCGCTTGCTGTATCCCCTGCTCCCATGTATTGCGGAAACGTACCAATGCTTGATGCCTGTGAAACCCAGCAGGCCATGTGTTGACTGTCTTGCGGGTCCGCGTTGTTGTTCCTGTTGCTGTTTAGATATTTCGTACTGCCATTCCCTATTAGCCCCGTGCGTCTATTGTAATCTCCAGCCACGAAGTTAAAATTTGTCGGTGCTGGCATGTCCGCAGCGATTGGCACCAGCGCACCGGATAGCGTGCGAGCACCCATCATGAAACAGCCGGCTTTTATCAGGCTTGCCGCCTGGGCCAGCACGCCGCCGCTCACGCCGAGGATACCATCGGCCACAAGCGCCTGAAGACATGTGCTAATAGCGTCTGTTACAGCAAGCTCAAGACCCTGGGTATTGCCAGCCGCGACATCTACCGCTATCACCCTATCGAGATAATCCTGCACATAGCCTGGGTAAAGAAGCGCAGCGCTCCTGCCAGATACAAAAGCAGGGTCACGGAACGTAAAAGCAGTCACGATTCGACACCATACGCCGCGACACCATCAGCCTCTGTCGCGCCAAAGAACATGACAGTAAGAATCGCAATCTTAGACGCTGCGATATTTGCCGGCTTTGTGCCGATGAACCGCCACCCAGCGGGAAACCCTAGAGTCCTTTGGGTTCCATCACATACGATCCGAATAGTCGCCATCCGGCCGGCCGCCATGTTCGAGGCGGTAAAGGTTACATTCCCGGTTAGCGATAACGTGGCGTACAAGCCAGCAAGCGCAGTCATATCAAGATTTAACGTTGCCGCGTATGTCAGCGTCCCCGGTGTTGGTACCTTTGCCAGGTATTGCGTATGCGGATCGCTCGCCGCAACGTGCGCAGATACGGCGCTAGCCGCAGTGCCAGCAGAATCAGCGCCAACATCACCAGCGCTCGGCATCTGGTGGATGTGATCTTCTCGCGCGTATTCCGCACTAGCGCCGATTGCCGGCGTGCCCAATGGGGCCGGCGCCTGGTTTGCGGGGGCGGGGATAGACGGCAACCCCGCCAGGTCCCCATAGGCGCCGGTGTAGGCAGAGAGGGCCAGGCTCGGGCCAATGAGCGGCACCACAGTGCCGGTACTGGCGTGCTGGCGTCCCACAACGGCCACCATCTGCACATTGGCCGATGGCCTGGTAGCCGTGAGCCCACCGCCCACCGCCACATACAGCACAGTGCCAGGCGGATAGGCGGCGGTGTTGACGCCCGTAATAACCCCGGCGACGGTGCCATGCCCATCGGCATTATTGGCCAGAGCACCCGGCAGGATGCCGGATGCTGGCATCGTGTTGCTATTGGCGGCATCGGCTGCAACCACCTCGACGCGAACCGTATCGCCCACCCCCCCGATGATCCGGTACGGGGTCAGCGCGGAAAGGCTGGCGCCGGCCTTGACGTGCTCGTACACCTCCCCGGCGATGTTGCCGTGGATATGCTCCAGCGTCGCCGCCTCCTCCCCCGTCAGCCAGGTGTGCGGGATCAGGCCTGCCGCCGTGGTGCTCACCAGCGGGATGGTCACATCCGTGCCGGTGCTGCTGCTCAGCAGGCGCGTAGCAGCGTCATACGTGAGATTCGTCGGCGGGGCCAGGTTGGCGATTGCTTGCGTCGTGGTGCGCCTATTGGCCGCCGACTGCACAACAGGAACTAGCTCGGCGCCAGTCAGCGCCGAAGCCGGAGACATCAGACTGATTTTTTGGTCCGGCATCTCAGGCCTCCAGGAGAACGTAACCGCCGTCTTCCGTCAGCATGTAGCCGCCGTCTTCTAGCAAGATTCTAGCCAGGGCAGCGGTAGCAACACGCTTTAGGAACACCTGCACAAAGACCCCATCAAATACAGGCCGAGCATCGCGCACCTCAAAGCTCTGCCCGCTTACCGTCACAGGGTCGCCATATTTCAAGCTGCCATACACAGAGCGCAAGACCCTGATCTGGCATTCGTCACTGACGAAAATACCATCAGGACCAACGTACTCGCCAGGCATATCAAAAATGCCGGACCCGCTGACGCCTAACGCGACAACGGGCACGGCAAACTGAGTTTCATCCAAGAAGATCGATAGATCCTCAGTGAACATCACCCATCACCACCGCGGGACTTTTTGGCGTCAGAAGCGACAGCCTCGACCATCTCAAGAACACCAGCCGCCAGCAGAGCAGCGGCTGCATCCTCGGGAAGGCTGATCATCGCTCCCTCTTCGTACCGTGTCCCGTCATGTTCAACGGGGCTCAGAACTTTATGAGCCATGATCAGGCCACCACGTTTTGGAAGAAATAGCCCACGTCACTGGCGCAGACAATTTCATTAACGCTTTCGCCAACGCGAACACGCTGGCCGCCGCGAAGGCCGCTCTTCGGCTCAGGCATAAAACCAGAGACGCGAGTGCCATACTCTGCGGTATAGCCGAACGTGATCCCGCCACCACGAATCCCGGCGATAGGATTCTGATGAAGGAAAGCCATGTGCTTACCCCACAAGCGGGTCATCGTGGCAGTTTGGCCAGGCTTGGCAGTGTTCACCCAGCCCTCGCCGATGTAGATGCGATCCAGTTCCAGCAGATCGGCGACAGCTTGAGCCGTGGCGGGGGCGCCAGCAGCATTAGCGGTAGCAGAGTTGCCATTGCTGGAAGGAGCCAGCGCGGCGGTGATCTTCGGGTGAACACGAAGCTTCGACCACGCCAGGCGACCGATGACGGCAATGTTAGGCCGCATCAGCATTCCATCAAGCGCGGTTTGCACGGCGGAGTATGGGTCCGAATTGGTGTAGTCGGACCATTGCGAAGTGCCGCTCAGCGTGGTGCGGTTGGCAGCCGGGTAGGTGTTGAGGCCGAAGAGAAGATCAGCGCAGCGCTTTTCGCGGTCAAGCGCGATCAGCTCAGAGATCCCTTCCACTGCCCGGTTAATCGGGTTGTAGGTGCCAGGCATCCGATTGGCGGCATCGATGTCGTCATTAGGCACGACATCATCAAGACCCCAATCACGAACGGAGCCGGCAACCTCAGTGGCGCCAAACTCGACTTCATTGGGTTGCCCCTTGCGGCCTACCAGGGTTTCGGGAATCGTGAACATTTCGTTACGATTGTACTGGAGCCAAGTGAACTCCCGAGACGGAACGGGAGTACGAGGCAGCACTTCATCGGCGATATATCGCGCGTTACGATACGCAAGCGCGATAGCAGTTTGCTCCCTGAATACAGGAAACGGAAAATTCATGTTTGCCATGAGTCAGTCCTCAGAAGGATGAAAGGGTCAACCCTGGAAAGACCCAGGAGCAATAAGCACGCTGCCGATGTCGCCAGAAACACCCGATTCCATGGCAATCCCCATGGTTCGAACGTTGGTGCCAGCGGCAGCCGTGGCAGCGATGGCGCGGCCAACGGAATCAGAAATCAGCAACGCCCCGCGGGTGACGTTGCCGCCATACTCAACGGGCGCCAGATCGGTCAACTGAACGTCAACACGCTCACCCGTGGCGGCGGTGATGTCAGAAACACCGATCAGGGAATCGCCGGCAGCGGCCCCCTGGATGACGGTTCGATCGTCAGAGTCAAACTTGACGAAGCGCTTACCGTTGACTGCAGCGCCAGCGATGTAGGTGCGGAAAAAACCTTCGTTCTTAAGTGCCATGTCGGCCTCGTTCAGTTGGTGAGTTCACGCTGGGCCTGAGCCACAGCTTCGGAAGCCGACATAGTGCGCCCTTGCGCGCGCGCTTCATCGGTGATCTGTCGAGCACGAATGCCCAATTCGACAGCGCTGGCAAGATCCTCGGAGGGATCAGCGGCAGCTTCTGGAGCAGCCTCCAGGGTCTGATCCGGGGCCGGAGCAAAGGCCACAGGTTGCAGAGCCTCAGCCATACGAGCGGCACCGGCAGACGCCTGCCGCTCACGTTCAGCCGCCAGCACTTGCACAGCAGCTTCGGGGCCGGTAGTCGTGCCATCACCAGCGAGACGCTCAATCAGCGCTTCATGGCCTGGCATGGCCTGCTGCCGTACAGCAGCAATCCGCTGTCGCTCGGATTCGGCGCCTTCGGCTCGCAGCATCGCCGCAGCCTCGGGATTTTCCGCGGCCCACTGGGCGGCGGCTTGGGTGGGGGTCATCGGGGGGGAATCCATAGAGGAAGGTGCAACGATGATGGAGCGATCCGCCGAAGCGGCCCGCGAGTTGAGATCAGCGATAAGCTCCTCTAGTGTAACTATTCCATCAGCAAGCCCAGCATCTACTGCCTGCTTACCGATGAACATCCGGCCATCTGCCATCCGTTCCAGGACATCCTCTGGACTGGTGCCACGCTGCGCCGCCACATCGCCCACGAAGAGTTCGTAGAGGTAGTCCACCTGAGCTTGCAGCGTTTCACGGCCCTTCTCGGTTAGCGGCCCATACTGTGACGCGGCCCGCTTGTAGGCGCCGGCCACAATCTCGGTGGTCTTCTGACCTAGTGCTTCCTCGCGCCTTGATACGTCTGTATGGGTGGCGACCACGCCTACGGACCCAGCTTGCGTGGCGCCATCCGCCAGCCATACCGAATCCGCAGCGGTGCCGATCCACACGCCAGCCGAGGCAATCATGCCTTCCGCAAACGTGGCAATAGGCTTGATTCCACGAGCACCCATAACCACTTGCGCAGCGGACTGAGTGCCGGCCACTGCTCCGCCAGGGGTGTCGGCCATGATCACGATGGACCGCACCGCTGGATCGTCCAATGCGGCGCGGATGTCGCGGGCAAACAGTTCGGTGCTGGTGCCGCCGCTGATCTCCGCCATCATGTTCATTCGTGGGCCCAGCACACCCCGCAACGGGACCAGGGCGGCGCCGTCCCGCACTTCGTAACCCTGCGGCTGGTTCACCAATGGACGCCCTAGCCGCGCCTCAATGGCGCCGATGTCCGGGTCATCACCACGAACCCAGCGATCGTGGATCGCGCGAATCTCGGTAAGGCGATCTTCGAGGATCGCCCATGGCGCGTTGACAATATCGAGGATGGTCATGCTGTCAGGTTAGCGGCAAGGGCATCTTCGGAGTCATTACCATCTTCGTCAGGGTCTGGAACGTCGTCCGGCTCCATCGTTGGCGTGCGAATCGGGCCGGTGCCGGAAGGAGTCGGAGGCGCGGGAGCAGCTTCTAGCCCCGCCTCAATTCGTTCATGCATCTCTCGCGCGCGCTGCTTATGGGTCGTCTCCCAGTCGCCGCCGTTGTAGGCGACGGTTTCCTCTGCCAGGCTGGTTAAGCCAATCCGCACCCGCTCACCCGCGGCCTGTGCTTCTTTCATTGGATCCAGCGCACCGGGGCCGTCGCCGCTCCAGTTGGTGCCAGACCATGCCCGACGAATAAAGGGATCAGAGAAGAAGCCCGGAGCCTCAATAATCCCAAGTGCCACCGAATCGGCTAGCCATTCTTCGTAGACAGGTTGGCAAAGCCTACGGGTCAGCCAAGCCCGCTCAATCTGCCAAGTACGCCATGCGTCCATCAGCGCCGCACGGGACGCCGAATAGCTGGCATGGAATGCTTTTGATAACACCTCCTTAGGCATGCCGAGCCCCATGCTCACAAGGTTCAGCATGGCCCCGAAAAACGGCTCGTAGTTCGGGTTAGGCCTGCCTGGTGTTGGTGTTGTTACGTTCTCGCCTGGCAATAGGTTTACTACCCTGCCGCTGTCCAGGTTTCCATCCCAAGACGATGCACGACCAATATATTCTGCTTTTTCGTCGGGCTCAAAAATCATATCAAACGCATCAGGGCTCATCGTTGCAAAGACGGCCTGAGCGGCACTATTCACAGCCGCATCGACTTCGGCGTCAGAGTATCGAGTAAGCTGCTTGATGGTGGCGATGATTGGCGCCAGCATCGGATAACCTCTAGTTTGCCCCGGCCGCTGCATGTGCTTCAGATGCAAGACGTTACGGCGGTTTTCGGTGCGGAACGGGATTTCCGTCCATGCCAAAGTTTTGTCTACAATCAACCTACTGGGATGGCGGTTGGCGAGAAAAATTCTCAGCGGTTCGCCGTCTGATGCCCGCTCGATACCATCGACGATAGTTGACGTGTTGGCGCGGTTATCTTTATTGCAAACCCGATCCGCCTCAATAACCTGCAATGCCAACCGGAACGGCCATCCGTTGCGCTTCTTCTGGGTTAGAAGCACAAACGCATCACCTCTTACATCGTGCGAGCGCAGGACAAGATCCTGAGCCTCGTAAAAGTTACACTCTCCTTCTACCGTCGCATATTCAGACTCGGCCCACATCTTGAAACGCCGTTCCGTTCGGCTTTGCCATGCCGTCGCCTGTTCTTCGGTTATGCCAAGTTCGGCTGCGTCAATCCGCGACTGGAGCGAAAGACCCGTGCCGACAATATGAGACGCCCGAGTCTGGACAGCCCCCGCAGCAACCGGCGCCGTTCGCACCAGATCGCTACTAAATCCCCGCATGTCCGCGAGGTCCCACTCCTGTTCGCTGTCCGCATCAGTGGCCAGCGGGCGCCAGCCAGCAAACCGCGGCGAGTTTGCAAGCCTGCTGGTGCCGGGAGTCAGCGCACCAGGCTGCGCATACATCCCCTGTAGCAACTCAAGCTGTTGCCGCACCTCCTCACGCACCTTGCCGGCCTTGCGTCGTTTTGCCATCACCACCTAGGCGTAGGGACACGATACCGGGGGCGGCCGGTGGATTTTGCCTGCTCCTCCTCCACCTTGCCCTGCCAGTAGTTGATTCCCTCCCGGATCTCCGCCAGATCGGCAAACTTCACAGACCGATCGGCGATCCTGTATTCCTGCCGCTGCAGCACAGCCGCTTCGGCGTTCAGGTATTCCGTCAGCCGTTGCTGAGCGATCTGCAGGGTGATACTCATGCCACCATGTTACCCGCCAAACCTTCCGCCAGAGGCGAATCTAGAGTTGGTGGCTGGCGAGCCTGCTCCCGTCCGTGACAAGTCCTTTTCTACCAGCCGCGCCAACTGATCCCACATCGTGGCCCGGTTGTAACGTCTCGCCACGAGCTGCAGCGCTGCATAGGCCATCCTCGTGCAGTCGCCGCCTTCATCATGGGCACCGCGCGGCAGTTCCCAGTGGTAGGTGGTAATGCCCTTGTTACGCCTGGGAACACGTTTCCACGGGAACAGTTCCGCCAGGAATTGATCTGTCGACGCTTCGCCGAGGTGCATGTATCCCGGCCCCGGCTGCTCATTCCGTAGCCTGCCCTGCAGATGGCTCACGCTGGTCTCATAGCCCAAGTGGTAGAGCATCACGCCGCGGCGGATGACGGGCTTGTTCTTGGCGTTCACGTCAACGGCCACGCCACGGCTAACAAGCGGCTTGCCCTTCTGGTGTGCCCCTTTCATCGGCACCCACGTCGACGTCCTGGTGCGGCACCAGTCGCGGACTTCCTGGGTTGCGTAGCCGCCATCATCAATCGCACCTAGGGCCATTTTCAAGACTCCGCCATCCTCCCGCCGCCATTCCGTCGCCGCGATCTGATCCAGCTGGTTGAGGGTCTCCGGTTGCTGTGGGTCGCCATCAATCTCAAAATGGCCTAGGTGCCAAGCTTCCTCGCCGCGGCCCCAGCCCCAGAGCGTGACTACCAGCCGCTCCCCTTCGGTGCCGCCGCCGCCCTGCACGTCAGCGGCAGCCGTGATCAGCAGCACACCAGCAGGCAAGCCAGGACCATTGGGATCCTGTGGATCTGGATACCCATTGCCGGCTTCTTTATCCTGTCGACGCTTGCCCAAGCCATCGGCGTTCAGCTTGCCCGCCAGGCTGTCTTCCCATGGTTCGCCGAGGATCGTATTCTTAAACGTCTGCATTGCATCAGGGTCACCCTTGCGCATTGCCTGCAACGCTTCCTGATATTCCTCGACCAGAATGCCCCAGTCCGCGGCGGGGCTATAGCTATACCCTGCCCAGATGTGGAAGCTAACGAGGCCAGGCTTTTGGCTGATAGCAGTAGGGCGCCACTCGCCGCGTTCTACCATCCAGCGCTTTTTACTGTGCGGGATACATTCGTCGCAGTTCTCGCAACGATATGTCCCAGCATCCTTACCCTCTTTCTCCATCCGCTCCCAGCGGAGCACCTGATAGGTTTCGCAAAATGGACAGGGTACGAAGTACCGGCGCTGGTCGCCACGCTGAAACCATTCGTGCGTTTTGTCATCGGGGTAGATCGGTGTTCCACCGATCGCGATCTTTCGATCCCAGTAATAATCTGCACGATTACGACCTAGCCTAATCTGGTCGCCTTCGTCGATTCTGACATACGCTGACGGTTCATCAAATAGAACCACCTTGCGCGACTTGCGCCGGAACGCACGACCGCTGGCAGCATTAACAATATCAATCAGCGCACCATTGCTGAGCTGTTTAAGTAAGATCGTATTGCTTGCGGTGTTCCTGGCCTTAGACTCGCTGATTAGCCCCTGCAGTGCAGGAGTATCATCGAACAATGGCTTAATCTCTTCCTTGCTATACCCTTCCGCGTCTTCCTTTACCGGCTGAACAATCATGATTTCAGACGGGTCCTGGTGACAGAAGTACTGCACCACCACACCCAAACACTTCGTCCACCCAACCCGCGCCGATTTCATGCACGCCACAATCTCAACGCCTGGCGTGGTGAACTGATCCAAAATCTCCCGCTGATATGGCAACGTCCGCCAGCGGCCCTTCTCCGCTGCGCTGCCGGTCATCACGGCAAACTCGTTCGCATACTCGCTCAGCTTCAACCGCGGCGGCGGCCGGAGCCCTGCCAAAATCTTGCGCATCAGATCCTCCGCCTTCGCATCAATCACTTCGTCACCTCCCCGGCCGCTAGCTCTTCCAGCGCCTCCCGCAGCAGGTCACGGATCAGCTCAATCTCATCCGGTGTCAGGTGCGGGATTTGCTGCTTAGCCCTGCTAGGCACCCCCAGAATCTTGGTGCGCGTCATGTTGACCGCGCGGCCCCAGGCCTGTTCTACGGTCTCCACCCGGTAGAGCTGCCGCTCTAGCTCCATCACCTCCAGGGTGGTCTTCTGCCGCTTCTGTTCCTCGTGCTTGCGCTTCTCATACTCCGCCCAAGCCCGCTGCACGTTGTAGACCGGGACGCCGTTCTCATCGAAATCAGCCGCGGCTGATCCGGCAGGCGGCTCAATCGGCACGGCCGCCGATCGCCGTTTCCCCGCCTTCGGTGCTGGCGCCACAGCAACAGGGACAGGCGCCGGATCGGGGGGAGCTGGTGGCGGATCGAGGGGGGCTGGTGAAGGCTCGGCCGTTCGCTTCATCCGCGGTTGCACGTTGGCTGCCCACAGCTCCGCCAGACCATCGGTCTGAAATAGCTGCACCTTCCGACCCCGCAGCAATCCCATCCGCGTTGGGATGGTCCCATTCTTCGCCAGGTTGTTCAGCGTCGTCCGTCCGCTCAGCCCCAGCAACGCCTGCGCTTCCCCGATCGTTACCCACGCCATCGTTAGGACTCCATGCCGAACAGACCTGGCAGCGTGCGCAAGATGTCTAGGCAGTCGCCGTGGTGCAGGGTCATGGCAACAACACCCTCCACCACCCATGTCGCCCGATTGCCCGCTCAACGCGGCCCAGACCTGCCGTCGCCGGCGCGGCGTTGATGGCCGCCAGGCGGCGGGAGACGGTCGGCTGTGAGCAGCGCCAGGCCTCAACCAGCCGGGCAGTGCGCACGCCACGGCCGCGGGTGCCGAAGCGCACCGGTTCCGCCAGCCGGCAAAGTTCCAGCCAGTCGAGCACGATCCTGTCGCCGACGATGTGGCGGGCGGCGACCATGCGATAAGTGAGGTCAATCACGCGACGCCCCTCACCAGCCGGATTCCTCCTTCCACCCAGTCCGTACATTGGCCTTCACAGTGTACAAGCCTTGTACGGACTGCGTACCACCACCACAGAACCCAGGCCGTGACAGGATTCTCGGCTTTTCGATAACTTTGCCTTATGCACGCCTACTACCGGCGCTGGCTGGCTGGCAGCCCCTTATGTACGGTCGTTATTG